TTCACCTACGACTATGTGAAGCAGGCTTATGAGATGGCAGTCAAGACAGGAAAGGTGTCTGCTTTCAACCAAGAGCTGATGTTGCGAATTATGTCAGATGAAGATAGATCGGTTCTGGATTCAGACATACGTTGGTACAAGAGAGAACTTGTAGTACAGAACCGGGGAAAGTTCAACTTTTACATTACGACCGACTTTGCCACCAGTGAAGCTGAGGCCGCGGATTTCTCCGTTATTTCAGTCTGGGCTTACAACAATGTTGGTGATTGGTTATGGGTTGACGGTGTGGTAAAGCGTCAGCAGATGGATGTGAATGTTGACGACTTGTTTCGCCTGGCCCAAATATACTCACCCCAACAAGTGGGTGTAGAGATTTCTGGGCAGCAGA